CGGCTTCAAGTATGTCCAGGATCAAAATAACGCAGACCACAAGATTTCAGACGTTTTCTTCGACGGGCTGAAAGCCGGCATCGGATGGGTCGAGATTTGCGAGAACGAGGATCCGATGGAGGAAGAAGTAGCCGTCAACTATTGCGATTGGAGAAAGGTCGGATGGGACCCCCTCGCCCGGGACCTTCTGTACGACGATGCCCGGTTCATGTTCAAGGAAAGATGGGTCGAGCTCGAGGTAGCGAAGAAGAAATGGCCCGAAAAGGCCGATGAGCTCGAGACGAGCATCGAGGAATTGAAGGGGGAAGGCGGGAGCACCCACGTTCAGGTGAAGCCCGATCAGTACAAGTCCGGGGAATCGGTGCAGTATGTCGATTCCCACCGGAAACGGGTCCTCGTCGTGCAGATGTATTTCAAGAAGCCAATGGACGCCGTGTTCCTGAAACTGAAAGACGGCACGGTGAAGGAGATCGCGCCGGAAGTCCTGTTGGCAAACCCAACGATCGTCGCGTCCTCGTTCATCATCAAGGTCATCAAGAAGCCCGTGGACAAGATTTGGAGCTGCATCTTCTCGGGGGAAACCGTCCTCGAGGAAGAAGCTCCCATCCTGGCCAAGCACAACCGTTACCCCCTCATCCCGTTTATTTGCTATGTGGACGAGGACGGGAACCCGTACGGGATGATCCGGAACATGAAGGACCCGCAGCGGGAAATCAACAAAAACCGGTCGCAATACTCCCATATCATCACCACCCGCCGCGTGTTCTTCGAGACGGGGGCGCTGAAAGATCCCATCGGGGCACAGAAGCAGATCAGCCGGCCGGACGCGTGGATCGAGCTCAACCCCGGCGCCCTGAACATGAAGAAATTTCAGTTTCAGCAAGATACCGTCGTGGCCGGGGAGCATTTCAAGATCATGCAGGAGGCCAAGCAGGAGCTCCAGGAAGTCTCGGGCTCGGTCGAGGAACAGATGGGCCAGCAGACGAACGCGCGATCGGGCATAGCGATCGAGGCGCGCCAGCGCCAAGGAGCGACCGTCAACACGGAGCCCTTCGACAACCTCCGTCTGATGAAGCGGCGCATGGGAGAGCTGATGCTTTCGGAAATGCGGCGCCTGTGGACGTACGAGAAGATGATCCGGATTACCGACGAGCAGACCGGGGGAGACAAGTTTGTGACGTTCAACCAGGCCGGGGTGAACAATATAGCCCAAGGCCGGTACGATATCGTCGTGTCCGATCACCCGGAGACGGACACCACCCGGAATTGGATGAGCCGGACGCTGATGGACTTCGCCTCGAAGATGAGCCCGGACGTTGCCTTGCCCGTCATGCAAGTGGCCTTCGAGATGGCCGATATCCCGAACAAGGAGAAGGTCCTCGAGAGGCTGGCCGCAGCCGCGGCGAAGCAGGACGAGCTGACGCAGCAGAAGATCCTTGCCGATGCGATCAACAAGACGAAGCCAGCCGCGGCGCCGGCAGCTCCCGCGAAGGAAGAACCGAAGCCGATGGGCCCCCCGGAGCCTGGGATATCCCCGGAGGAAGCCCTGAACAAGATCCTCGCCGGCGAAACGTGGGGAGGGGTCACGCAGATCAAGGATTCCACCGTCGAGAAAGCCGCCGAATTTCTGAAAGCTCCAAAGCCGCCTGCCGATGGCGTAAAACCGGCCTCGCCTCCCAAGGCGTAAAAAGGGGGAATCATGGGTGCAGATCAAGCAGAACTGTTCGAGGAAAGAGAGTACACGGAAGCGGAGCTCACCGGCGAAACTGTGCCGGATCCTCCCCCGGCCGACCCCGCAGCCCCTCCGGTGCCCCCGGACCCGGGCGCGGCCGACCCGGGAAAGCCGGCCGAACCGGCAGCGGAATCGGGGAAAGAACCGCCTCCCCCGGAAACACCCGCGGCGAAGAAAGAGGATCGGGTTGTACCGTACGCGGCGCTGCATGAGGAACGCCTTGCTCGGCAGCGGTCCGATGCGGAAAACAAAGCCCTGAAAGCGAAGCTTGCCGAAGCGCCGGCGAAGGAACCAAACGTCCTCGAGGATCCGGAGGGTGCCTTTCGGGCCCTCCAAGAAAGAGTCGAGACGCTGCAACAGGAACTCTTGAGCCGGGACATGGAAACGAGGATCAAGGCCGAAGTTCCGGATTTCTTCGATCAGGCTCCCGTCATGGAGAAGCTGCTCCAGGACGAAGGGATGTCGGAGGATGCCATCCGGTCCATGATCGGATCCGTCGGGGTCGAGGCGCCTACGCTGTTCAAGGTTCTCTCGAAGCTCACGAAAAGCCCCGATCCGGCAGCTTTGAGGACGCAGATCACCGCGGAGCTCACGCCGGCGATCACGGCCCAGGTAACGAGGACCCTCATGGAGAAGTTCAAGATCGTCGATTCCGGGACGAACCTGAACCGGCTCCCCGGGGCCCCCGCTGACGGGAAGATCATCGTCGATGGAGAAAAGGAATTCGCAAAGCTTTCCCCCGAAATGCAGGAAAAGTGGCTGCGCGGGGAATAAAAACCAAGGAGTAACCGAACCATGGCCGAAACAGAATTTGGAGTAAACCACGCATTAGCCGTGAAGCGTTGGAGCACTTCGCTTGCCCACGAAGCGGAGAAAAGGCAGTATTTCGCCAAGTTCATCGGATCCGTCATCACCAAGCTCACCGACCTCGAGAAGAAAGTCGGAGACAAGATCACCCACGGTCTGCGCATGAAGCTCCGGGGCGCCGGCGTCACGGGGGACGCGACCCTCGAGGGGAACGAGGAAGCCCTGACGTACTACGACGATGCGGTTCTCATCGACCAGCTTCGTCACGCGGTCCGGTCGAAGGGCAAGGCATCGGAAATGCGGGTCCCGTACAGCACCCGCAAGGAAGGCCGGGACGCGCTGGCGACCTGGTGGGCCGAACGGTTCGACGAGCTCATTTTCGTCTACCTGTCCGGCGCCCGTGGCGTGGACTCCACCCTCACCCTCCCGCTGACCTTCACGGGATTCGCGGGGAACGCCCTGAACGCTCCGGACTCGGCGCACCTGCAGTTCGCCAACGGGTTGGCGAAGGCGACGATCACCACGGCCGATATCCTCACCCTCGGGGAGATCGACCGGCTGGTGGAGAAGGCCGAAACCGTCGATCCGATGATTCAGCCCATCATGATCGACGGCGAGAAGCACTACGTCCTTCTGGTACATCCGTACCAGGCGACCGACCTCCGGACCAACACTTCGGCGGGTCAATGGCAGGACATCCAGAAGGCGGCAGGGGCGCGCGGCGCGTCGAATCCGATCTTCAAGGGGTCCCTCGGGATGTACAACAACGTCATCATGCACTCCCACCGGAACGTGGTCCGGTTCAGCGACTACGGCTCCGGCACGAACCTCCCCGCGGCCCGGGCCCTGTTCCTCGGTGAACAGGCCGGCGCGATCGCCTTCGGGAACGGCGGCGGGGATACCGTCTCTCGGTACTCCTGGGTCGAGGAACTGTTCGACTACAAGAACAAGCTCGGCGTCTCGGCCGGGTCGATCTTCGGCATCAAGAAGTCCGTTTTCAACTCGGCCGACTTCGGCGTGATCGCGTTGGACACCTACGCGATCGCCCATTAACGGAGGGGGGACACCATGGCGTCTACCTTCCAGAGTGACAATGTAAAAAACGGCAAGCCGGCACGGACCGGGCTTGCGGCCGGATCCGTCTCCGGTCAATACACCTTCCTCGCGGCCCTTGTGGATGAGGATATCATCCAGATGGTCAAGATCCCCGCGGGGGCAACCGTCACCGATTGGGTCCTCGATATCCCGGCGACCGGCCTCGACACCGGGACCGCGATCGTGTGGGCTCTCGGGGATGGGACAACGGAAGCCCGTTACGTCACGGGCGCCGTGCAGGGGCGGTCCTCGGCCGGCGCGCTTGTCCGTCCGGGTTCCACGGGCTCCGTTGTGGGGTCCTCGCAGTTCAAGTACACCGCGGAGGACACCATCGACTTCAAGGTGAAAACCGCGCCGACCACCGGGGTTGCCGAAGGCATCCTCAAGCTCACCGTTTTCTACACGATGGATCCGTAGGGGGGGGGCGCTATGGCGACAACCTTCTATTCGGCTCCGTGCGCGGTAGGAAGTGGCATCCAACCCCGGGCGAAGCTCAATTACGAGACGGTTTCGGCCGTCTACGCCCTGACCGCGGCGCTCGAGCTCGATGACCTGATCCACATGGTCAAGATCCCGGCCGGCGCGACCCTCCTGGACGTTATCCTCGACGTTCCGGACCTCGACAGCGACGGATCCCCGGCGATCACCTTGAGCGTGGGGTACACCGGGGCGCTCGAGGCTTTCATCAGCCAATCCACGGTCGGTCAAGCGGGGGGAATCGTCCGTCTGTCCGTTCCGGGGGGATCGCAAAAGCTGTTCGCGGCCGCGGATACGATCCAAGTTTCCGCGACGGCGGCGCCGGCGACCGGGGCAACCGAAGGCACGATCAAGCTCACCGCGCTCTACACCATGGACCCGTAGGCCGGCAACCAACCTGACGGGGAGGGGGATCATCCCCTCCCCACCTTGAAACGAGGGACCCATGAGAAAAGCGATTGTCTTTGCAATTCTGATGCTGTTTCTGATGGCGGCGCCGGCGCTGGCCGTCACGTTCACGGCCGTCGGGACGGAACACCAGGGCCCGTTCACGGCAATCACGGGCGTTGACAATTCCGTACTCTATGTTGTGACCTCGACCGGAAAGCTCTATTCACAGGCGATCGCCACGGGGGCGCTCACCCTGCTTGCGACCATCCCGGGGGAAAAGATCACGGCAATCGTCTATCCCGCCTCCGGAACGTACACCTACATTGGGACCGCAAGCGGGAGGATCTACCGGCATACGATCTCCGGGAACGCCATTTCCAAGACCACCCTTGCAGCCTGTACCACCCCGGGAGCCGGGATCGCGGCGATGAAATGGGACGCGACTCTTACGACAATCTGGCTCATCACGAACAAAGGGAAAACGTATTTCTGCACTCCATAGCCTTCGGAACACCACGCGCGGGGCCGGGAGGGATCGCGCGATCCTTCCCGGCCATGAAAAGGGGTGGGCATGAATTACGCGGAACTGTCACAAGCGATTTCCGAATGGTCGAGCAAGGATTCGATCGACAAGGTGATGCCGACGATCATCCGATTCGGCCAAAGGGATCTCGAGGACAATCTACGGATTCGAGCGATGGAGTATCACCCGACAACCGCATCGGTGACAGCGGGTTCCAGCTACCTCGCCCTACCCGCGGATTTCCTCGAGATGATTTATGCACAGATTATTTTCCAGAATGTGAAGTATCCCCTCGATGTTCGCGTGGCCCCTCGGGACCACAACGAGGCTTTCCAGAGCACGACGGACACGGGGATGCCCGAAGTTTGTACCCTCCTGGGGGATAATCTGTACTTCGACGTTCTGACGGATCAAGCCTACACCCGCGATTGGGCCTACTACCGTCGCCTTCCCGTGCTGACCAAAGACACGACTGTTCCCGTCGGGGGCTCGGCTCCCAACTCGAATTGGTGGAGCGAGAATGCGGAGGAAGCGTTTCTGATGTCGTGCCTGAACAAGCTCTCCCTGTACGTTCCAGGGATCCCGGATGGAGACAAGAAAAAATGGGCCGAAGCGGCGCTTACGACCAAGCAAGCCCTGAAAACCCGTGAAGCTCTTGAAAAAACCGGTGGGACCACGCTCCGATCGGCAAATTGGAAATAGGGGGAAGAAAATGAGAGACAGATTCCTATTCGTTTTCATCGTGGCTTGTTTCATGGCGCTCGGGTTCATCGTGGCGCCGGCCTTCGGGTTCGACTCCTATCGGCAATCGGCAACCCTGACGGGGGGCGCGGTCGCGGATAATACGACCGTGACTTTCACCCTTCGCGCCGGCGTCCCAAAGGCGATGTACCTATACGTTCCGACGATCGACTCCGCGGCGATCGCCTTGAGTTGCAGCGTGGACGGAACGGCCTTCGGCACCATGGCCACGAATTACAGCGCGACGGCGCTCATTGATTTCACCTACGCGGCCACGACGGGCGGGAAGGTTCTGAAACTTCCGGACATCAGCCCATGCCGGTTCTTGAAGATCACGGCCGGCGCGGCACAAGCGGCGAATCGGACTTTCATTCTGTTTGGGAATTAGGGAGACACCCCATGGCTGTCGCCAACAAATTCGATTGTTTCGTCGGGGATCTTGGGCTCAAGCTCCACAACCTCAATACCGACACCCTCAAGGTGTACCTGACGAACGAGCAGCCGACCGCGGGGATGACGGTCTACAACGCCAACGGCGGGGTTGACGATGGCCCGGAGGAAATCGTCGGAGAGAATGGATACACGGCCGGGGGCGTCGATGTGGAAAACACCTGGGCCCAGGTTGGAGGGCTTGGAACGCTGGCGATCGGCGCCGACAAGGTTCTGACCGGGACTACGGCCGATGATGCGACGGGCTTCGGGCCGTTTCAGTTCGCCGTCCTCTACAACGACACGGCTGCGGCGAAGAACCTCATCGGCTGGTGGGAGCGGGTTTCTCCTGTGACGGTCCTCGAGGACGAGACGATCACCCTCGACATGACCGACAAGCTGTTCACGATTCAATAGGAGACGGCCATGGCCACATTCAAGACCCTCTTTTCCGCGATCTCGGCAACGATCTCAGGGGCTTCACTCAACGCTTTGGCAAACGCCGGGACGGGGGTTTCTGACGCCGTAGATAATTCCTCGAATCTCTACCAGGACTTCCTGATCGAAGTTTTCATCGACGGGACCGCGGCGGCGGCGGCATATCTCGAAGTGCGATTGATGGTTTGCACCGACGGGACGAATTACGGGACCTGGGAATCCGCGCTTCCCCTTGGGCTCATCGACCTGTCGGTGGATCTCCAATATGCTCATTTCTCCCTGGTAGGACACGGGGGCTTGATGCAAGCTCCGCAGAAGTTCAAGATCGCCGTGAAAAACAACACCGGCGCCGCGCTCCACGCCACAGCCAGCTCGATTAAGTGGCAGGGCGTGAATATCCAGAGCGTATAG